CCTCTGGCAGTTAATCTCTTAATAATTTCTTCTTCGGACACCACAAGGTTTACAACATAATCATATTCAATACCTTGTTCTTCTATCGCCTCAGCTTGTTCAACACTTCTAGGAAAACCATCAAAGATATAACCTTTTTGTGCGTCTGGTTTTTCTAATCTTTGTTTTACAATCTTAATTGTTAAGGGTGTTGGTGCAAACTTACCTTGGTCTAATAATTTTTTAACAGTTCTACCATCTTCGGTGTTTTGTTTTGAGATTGCTCTTAACATTTCACCTGTGTAGATATGTGGAATACCTAACTCTTTAGTAATAATTTCTGAGTATGTTGACTTACCTGAACCAGGTCCACCTATCATAATGATTTTAGGTTTATTGATTGCTTCAAAGAAGTATTGTTTAAATGACTTCATTTTTTATAACCTGTACCTTTTTCTCTACTGCCCCATCTTTTTTGCCAAGCATAATTTGTAAACTTTACACCTAAACTTTCTATAATACTATAATAAAAATCTAGTATTCTTATAAGTTTCTCTTTAATTAAATCAATTGTATCTGGTAATGTTCTCATTAATTCCAACCTTTCGGCATTGTAAAATTTTGCCTACTAAATTCTAATCTGTCAACCAGTTTAATTGCACCTGCAACCTTATCAACTGCAACATAACCCTCTGGTGCTGTCACTCTGTAACCTGTTGATGTTCTAAGAAAGTTACCAATACTTTGTACTTGGCTCATTTTTTGTAGTAAGGTTTGTTTAGCTAGACCTATTGTAATGTGTGAGGCAATTGCAAAGTATAGTGCTTGTTTATTTCTATCTATAAACCTTAGACCATCTTTCTTTGCCTTAATAAATTTATCTTTACCTTTTGGTGTTTTTCTACTATCAATCTCATTCTGTAATATACTTTCAAAGTAATCTCTGAATTGTTTTTGCATAACTGAAACTTTATCCATACTACTATTTGAATTTCTAATGTAATGATTGAAGTATGTTTTTAATCTGTAGCCTACAGACAAATCATCTGAAATATCTTTACTCATTAAATTTAAAACAGGAGCAGCCTTTCTAAGAGAACCTTCGGCCATTCTTATCTGTGCGTCAAATTTAGATAACTCAGATTTATCAAACATAACTTTTGTTTCTTTATAACCTGCACTTGCTAAGAATACATTTCTATTAGATGAACCTTGAACTGTACCAAAACTAGCAGATAAACTATCCATCTTTTTACCATTGTATTGAGTGTGAAATACAATACCCATTTTGGCTTTTGAAATTTTGTTGGCAAGGTCACTACCCTTAGGTACTGCATATGTAATAGTGTTTGGTGTAAATGATACCATTTTCTCACCATCTATAGTTATATCTTTCAAGTCATTTGTAAATAACAAATCGCCTTGTAGAATACCTTTGATGTTAAGTCTGGATAATTGTGATAAACATACAGTTAGTTTCTGTGCTACAACACCGCCGTGGTTATTGTTTATATCTCTAACTGTGTAATTGATTTTTGGAGTTACATTGAATACAGATTTTGTACCAACGAAGAATTTACCATTTTCTGGATTAATACCACAGATAATAGCTGGTGCTCCGTCCCATTTGACGGTAATATTGGCTGTGTCACCTGTACCTGCCAACATATTTCTAACTGACTTTAGAAAGTTGACTGCATTGTCACCACCTATCATACCTCTATTGATGATATCATCTTCAAGATGTTCTAAGTGTGTGTTCTTGTCCTGTGTAAGGAAACCTTTAAAATTAAACATTTTTCTCTCTCATTTTTATCCATTATACTATAAAATATGAGGTTTGTCAAGCCCTCTCAATCAGTCCATTAACAAATATATTACTATTTATAATACTTTATCTCTAGTATATTTTAATAAAGAAGCCGTTAGAATCACTTATTTTTTTAGCACCGTTTATCATCTTATTCATAATACCAGATAAGTCTTTTTTATTTTTTATAAAAAAATGCATTATTTTTAAACCTTGAATCTTCATAACCATATTTTCAGCAATATCCATATTAGATTTTGCAATATTAATTGTTTTAACAAACTCTTTATAACTTATTTTTTTTTCATTAAAAACTTTTGTGTCTTTAATAACAGTTTCATACATCTTATAAGTTTCTTTAAGTTTAGTTTCATCAAAATCTGAAAATGGTTTAGGTGTACCAAAATATTTTATACTATTAATTCTAGCATCCTTGTATTGACTCATAACACTATCAACCACTTTTGTAGGAATTTTTCCTAAACGACCTCCAGTTGGTGTACCATCAGATGTAATTTCGGTTTGTGCAGTACCATAACCATGAGGAAATCCTCTAACTTGTAAATTAATTTGTTTTTTTGTATCTTTATTTGTAAAGGTAAATAAACCTATTTCTTTACCTTCGGTAGTTAAGTTACAATTAAATTTTGATATTTCAATATCGTAATCTGACACTTTAGTTTGACCTGGTACATTTGTATAATCTACATTTGCTTTTTCTGCAATTATCTGTTTAAGAGAAATTGGATAAAGAATTTTATTTTCATAAAGATTATACAATTTATTGTTAAACATATTAATTAATCCATCTGAAATGTCATAAGTTTCTACTATTTTTTTCAGAGCTTTGATTACTTTTTCTCTTTCATTTTTCTTAATAATATAAACATCTGCTGGATTCCAGGAATCTGATTTTCCTAATTTTGATTTCTTTAAAAATTCTGTAATAGTTTTTCCAAAACTTGATTTATCGGTAGCGTCATGTATAATATCATAACTAGTTAAAGAACCTACAATTTTTTTAACTGCTGGACCTGTGAGTTGAAATGTGTTATACCAATCAGCAAAAGCCTCCGGGTCCCTTACGAATATAGATTGTTTAGTATCTTCAGCAGTTGCAATTTTTTTTCGCAAAGACATTACAGTAGCTAACTCACCTGCGTCTGATAGTGCTTTACCTAAAGCATTTCTTGATTTGCCACCCATACCTGAGAATGGTGCTTTATCAATATCTGTAAATGTAAAATATTTTTTACCGTCCTGAAATATATAATCCCATTTATTATTAGGATAAAGTATCTTACTATATTTTGGAAAGTCTGTTTGTACTTTTTCTAAACTATCAATATTTTTAGTTCTTTTAAACAAGTAAGACTTACCATCTTTTACCTTAATCTTCGTGCCTTTTTTAATTTTAGCTACGATAGATACAATGTATTTTGATTTAGATAAATCTGCTTTGCTGAATAATGCCATAGTTCTCTCCTATAACATATTTATAAGAGAGTGTCAACTAGTAATTCCAAAGAAATTTGGGAATACCACCATTCTCTTGCCAAACTTTATGTTGATTTTGAAAGTCTGCTATTTTTTTTGCGTCTTCTTCGAAGAAATATTTAGCTACAACATTCTCTGTAGGTGTTTCTACTACATGCCATAGTATTTTTCTTTCTTCTTTTATCATCTCTACTGAATATGCTAATTTACCTTTCAAATCTACTCCACCTGGCCTCTTATCACCTTTATGAAATCTTACTTTTTGTGTCTTACTTTTTACCATAACTATAATTTAAAATCGCTAAACTTATTGTAAGCGTCCTCTTTTGGTTCTACTTGATTGGCGTCAACTATATTTTGACTTGATTGTTGTACATCATATAATCTCATCTTAGACCTATCAACACCAATAATAAATGCTCTGTTTACGCTTGGGTCATTATATCTATTCTTCAATTGTTTTACTTTCATCTGACCTAGTTTTTCTAATTCTTCATTTGACATTAAGGCAAACATGAAGTCAGCAGTAGCAGGTAGACCAAAAGATTCAGAAGTATCTTCAAGACCAAGGTCTGTACTTACGAAACCAGTTCTAGTTGTTTGTGTCGCACTAAAGATAGGCACATTTGCCTCTACAGCTAGACCCCTTAACTCTTCAGCAATTGCTTTGATGTAGAAGTAAGATGATATATTACCACCTTTAAATCTAGCACTAGCACAAATATTTAGATAATCAATAAAGATAACATCTGGTTTAAAACTTTTCTTTAATGCAAGTTCATTAATCAAAGACTTGAAGTGACCACTATGAGCAGACGCTGTTGGATATTCTTTGATGATAAGTCTACCTTGTGTTTTCTCTCTGAGTTTTTTAATCTTGCCATCATATAATGATTGAGGCATATCATGTAAATCTTCCATAGTGACATCTAGTAAGTTTGCGTCAATTCTTTCTGCAATTCTTTCCTCTGCCATCTCTAAAGTGATATACAATACATTAAGACCTTGCAACAAATAACTAGCCGCTACATGACACATGAACAATGATTTACCAACGCCAGTACCAGCAAGAGCAATGTTTAATGTCTTACTTGGAACACCACCTTTGGTAATTCTATTCATATAATCTAAATCAAATTGATACTTCTTCTCTTTAGTATGATAAAATTTAAATCTACTATCTGCGTCTTCAATGTAATCGTGACCAACTGACTTGTCAAATGATACAGCCAATGCCTCTGATAGAATATGTGGTATTGCCTCTGGTGTTTGTGTCTTATCTTTATTATCTAAGATTTTAATACCAGCTAATACAGCATTGTGTACAGCACGGTCTTTACAAAACTTTTCTGTTGTATTTAATAACCATTGGTCATCTGATTCAGTATTCTCAACACCAACAACATAGTCTTTTATGTGTTGTAATTCTTCTTCATTAATATCTCTTCGACTATTCAGTTCAATTAGAATAGCGTCTTTTGTAGGAAGATTATTATACTTCTCAATGAAACCAAAGACTTCACCAAACAATAATTGTTCAACACGATTACTAAAGTATTCTTCTTTAATAAAAGGTAAAACCTTTCTAGTGTACCCTTCGTTAAAGAAGAGGCTAGAGATTATTGTATTCTCAATCCGTGATTGCTGTACCATTATCTAATTTCTCCTCTAGTAGTTCTATTAAAATGTCGCCGATATAATCTATAAACTCTTTGTTGTCAAGCAATTCTAAATCATTAGGATTCTTATCAACTGTGTAATCAAATCTCATAGGCAACCTGCCATCTGGAAGTTCTTCCTCTTCCTTAGCTAGTTGCACTTTGCCATAATGATAAATTACATCTTTGAATTTACCCTCTGTCAACTTGACACAAGAATGTTCTTCGCCACTTTTTTGAGCGAAGGTATATCTTTTAGTCTTCGTCTTGTCCGTATGTGAATTTTCTTTTTGCATGTTCATCAATTTTATCTAATACTTCTTTTGTAAAATACTTTTCTGGATTCTCGTTGATAGTTTTACCAAATACTTTTGTACCATCAGCCATTTCAAACCTTGTAGATACTTTTGAAAACACACCAGCTTCTTCACCAAGTTCTAGTAAACCATAATGTCTATCTAGTCCTGTTTTGTATGTTAACTTAACATCAATCATTGCATTTTCTTTGGTCAATCTTGACTTATAATTTTTACAATGAATAATATTACCAATAACTTCGGTACCATCTTTGTCTTTTCTTTTACTTAGATATATAATTGATGAAGCGGCGTACTTCAAACCTGAACCACCACCCATTTCTTTTTGTGGGAACATAGAACCAATAACATCATATGTATGGTTGGTCATAATCATTGGAATGCCAGCCTTACCTAATTTTAATGTTAAAACTCTGAATGTAGATTTTACAATTTGAGACCTTGTCATATCTCTTGTTTCTTTACCAGCAGCCGTATCTT